CTACGCACAACTGTCGGCATTGCATTCAAAACTAAATACCACCCCGGTAGAGCGGTAATACTCCACAGCTTTGCGCAAAAAATCAACAGGTACACCGCAATGCGCCGCAACCGCGTCCTCACCAAAGCTGCCTTCTAGCCGAAACGCGGTTTCAATTTCATCAGGTTTTAGGAAATTCTTGTATGTCCAGCGTTTTGCCATTGCTTCGTACTTTATGCGGTTACTTCGGGCTACGGCGGTATTGTATGTAGCTTCTATTATATAAAGGCTGCCTGTTTCATAATGGCCGCATTCTTCTGCTAGTAGCACCGTTTCTTCTGCTTTAGATTCTATGGCTGCGATGTCTAACACTATAAGCTTATCCGGCTTTAGGTGTATGCACGCCGCTTTTTTTGTTTTGCTGAACGTATCGTTAACAATGCAAATAGAATTTTCTGCCGCAAATTCATATAAATATTCTAACTTATTCATGAGCTCTCACTTTGCCGGATGGCCTTGTACCCTGCCGCGATTCTTGCCAAATTATCCACTTCGTCTTGTGTTAAATCTTCAAATTCGCCACGGTGGAACGCTACAGGGACGCTTTTTAAAACATCCGGGATTTTTAACGCTTGGGGTGTGTCGGTTAGATCCAATAAATAGTCGGTGGTTACACCAAAATATTTAGCGAGTTTAGAGATTGCCTCGGCAGAAGGCTTGAGACGGCCACTCCGCCAGTCAGATAAAACACTGGGGCTTACTCCAATGTTTTGCGCAAGCTCTTTTTGTGATACTTTCTTTTCCTTTGCCATTGAAAAAATTTTCTCGTACATACCTTAAAAACCCTCCTCCTGCAACTTTACCAAAGTAAGTTGTTTTTTTGTGTGCGCCACAAGATACGCAAATTGCGAATTATGCATTGACAATTCTCATATTGAGAATTATACTATTAACAAAACAAGAACCTTTGTTCTATTATTATACCAATTAATTTGCACAAGGACAAGATTAAAAATTAAGGAGGACCAAATACCGTGGCAGAAAGACGGATGTTTGCAAAAACAATAATAGAAAGCGATTTATTTCTGGACATGCCCATATCGGCAAGGCTTTTGTACTACGATATGGGGATGCGCGGCGATGATGACGGGTTTGTAAACAGCCCAAAACGCATCATGCGAGTAACAGGTGTACACGACGACGATCTAAAAATACTTGTTGCAAAAGGGTTTGTAATTCCTTTTGAAAGCGGCGTAATAGTGATTAGACATTGGAAATCACACAATTACATACGAAACGACCGTTATAAACCCACCCAGTACAAAGATGAAAAAAGCTTGCTATGTGAGGATTCAAACGGCCACTACATGCTTATTTGCGACATTGCTATCGGCGTACAAAAGCAACAAACCAGCACACCACTTGACCACCATCTAACCACCACCGGGCTACCATTTGGAAGCGTAGATGAGATTAACTCAAGCAAAGATAGTAAAAGTAAGGCGAGTATAAACACTGGCGCAAAACATGCGGAACCCACCATCAAAACCAAGCCGGAACAGGGGGCAGACACTGCGGCTATCACCCTACTTTTGAACGATGGAACCGAGCATATGGTGTATCAAAGCCAAGTGGCTGCATGGGCGCGGCTATACCCTGCGGTTGATATCCCGCAGCAGTTAAGGAACATGAAAGGCTGGATAGATGCCAATCCACAGAAACGAAAAACTAAGCGAGGTATAAATGCATTTATAAACTCCTGGCTTACAAAAACCCAAAATACAAACGGGCATTACACTAGCCCTCAAACAAAAAAACAGCAAGGAGGCAATCGTGCAAGCAATGGCGGAAATTATCAAATCGGCGGAGAAAACGACCCCTATAAAAACATCATGTCCGGCTAATATCGACACAGTCAAAGAAGGCTCCGTTTTAAACACAGCAAATTTTGGTGCGAAAGCAGACTTTAACCTACCAATTGTACGTTGCAAAACCTGCAACGGCGCACTCCAATACGACGTTGTGATACTAGATGTTAAACGGCGTGTACCTATCATTTGCGAATGTCAAATCCAAGCACAGCAGTTGGAAGATGAGCTTGACAGAGAAAGAGGCCTAAGGCGAAGGTTAGATAAATTCCAAGCATATTCGCTAATGGATGACCGTTTTTTAGGCTCCACTTTCGAAAACTGGATACACCGGCCGGATAACCGGGATATATACGACTTCGGTAAACGGTACTGCGAAAAATGGCAAAGCATAGCCGCAAAAAACTATGGCTTGCTGCTCCATGGCACGGCCGGAAACGGCAAAACATATCTAAGTTTTGCAATAGCAAACGAATTATACCGCTTGGGCAACGCGGTAATGGCTATATCGGTATCACGGATTCTTGCTGTAATCAAGGATAGTTTCCACAAGTATGGCGATGTGGGTGAGCGTGATGTATTTAACACCATAAGCAACGCAAGCTTGCTTATTCTCGATGATATAGGTGTGGAATATAAAACCAGTTGGGCTTACGAAAAACTTTACGCAATTATAGATACCCGTTATAGGGCAAACAAACCCACAATAATCAGCACAAACTTTACCATTTCCGCATTACGGGAAAACCTAGCCATTGTTGATATAAAAACCGGAATGCGAGACCCGTCAGAGCGGATATTTAATAGAATTACCGAAATGTGCGCTCTGCACGAAGTAAAGGGAGCAAGTTGGCGAATACAAAAAGGTGAACAAAACAAAGCCGCGTTATATGCGGAACTAGACAGTGTCGATACGAGATGAAAAATAAAATTTTAATATTAAACCTTAAAACAGAAAGGATCATTTCCAATGAACAACAACGAGAACCAAAAATTCTGCGGCAATTGCCGATTCAACAAACATGACAGTCAAGATTTCTACTGTGCAAATGAACAAAGCGATAATTTTACCGATTACACCACATTCGGAGATTTCTGTGAAGATTGGGAGGAGATGTATGATGAATACAACCGATACGAAGAGTCGCGATATAGTTGTAGCTGTGGATGCCATGTTGCTAACTCTTAGCCTGTTGGAAGAAATAAACGGCCTTAAAAGTGAAATAAGGGCGAAGTCCATCCAACTGCAGCGAGAGCTTAACGACAGCTATCTTAAATACGCAGCTAATACAGCACCTAAAGGCTGCGTTCCCGCAAACACCAAAAAAGTAGAAACATTGCGCAATGACATTGAAAAAAACAAGCAACTAATAGACTCGGCAGAAAAAGCAATCTTATCTGTAGAAGACAGCCAAATGCGCGCAATATTAACCCTGCGTTATATAGAAGGGTTAGGATGGTCGGATGTAGCAAAGGCGATATACAAAAGAGCCTCTGCGGATTCTGTTAGGAAGAGAGTTGCTAGGTATTTTGGGAAGAAGTAGGCAAATAGACCTGTTAATAAACAGGTCTATTTGCATTATAGTTCCTACCGCAAATACTTAACAACAAACTCATTTGGCGAGATAGTCTTAACCGTTGAAGCATCCGCCAAAAATGTATCATCGCGGGTTATGATGTAGTCCGCATTAGCTTTTTTAGCGCAGACAGCAACCAGTGCATCCTCAAAATCTTTTATAGGTAGGGATATAGCAGCCGTACAATCTTCATGGGTTATTGAAACAACACTATACGTTTTAAGCAAAAAGTCAAGTGCTGCATTTGCTGAGCTTATGTCACGGGCTTTGCTATATAAATAAAAAATATCTGTTGTCGCGTTGGCCGTAATTAGGCATGTAAGCTTACCGTTTTGCCCATTAATCAAAATTTCTTTAGCCGGAATATCAAATGGCGAACGCTCCTGCAACGCATCCATAATTATATTGGTGTCTAACAACACAATCATTTTGATAACCTCTCTGCCTTCACATCTTCAAGGACAATGTCGTTTGGAAGGGTACCAAAAAGCTGATCAACGCTTGTAATCTGCTCTGGCATTTTTTTTAAATACCAAGGCTCTTTGTCAAAACGGATTATTTTTGCGGCGGGCTTGCCGTATTTTGTAATTATAACATCTGTTGTTTCCGCAATATCAACATATTTACCTACATTAACTTTTAAATCAGATAGAGCTACTTGCATACTTAAACCTCCTTTAATTACTATAGCGGATTAATTAAAATGCTTTGCTTAAACAATATCACTTCAAGTACCGTTTGGTCAACAGTTTAGGTGCTATTTTTATATTATAAGAACTCGTCCGCTATGTCCCCCATGTCCGCTTGCAACTGTGATATAATACTCTCACAACACGAACAAACGTTCGAAATTTAATTTCATACCAAAAGGAGAGAGCAAAATGTTAACAGGAGCAAGATCAAGAGGTTTTAAATCGCTACTACCAGATGCAGGGGTTCTAATCGAAAATTTCAAGGAAATCTACGACGCCCCCGGCGCAGATTACAACAATCTGCTGGACAGCCTAATCACAGAAATGGACAGCGACAACTGCCTGGGCATAACCAGAGGCGGAAACCATTTTGTTTCCGAATCGGAAATGCGTCAAGTAGAGTTTGACGGCCAACGCGTGCGCTTCAAAGGAGATGCCATAAAGGGAAGTGCTAACCCACGCTTGGAAACAACGCTTTTGGAATTCACACTAGAAAACCTAAAGCGCATTGTACCGGCAAACGATGTAACCACAGTGGGTGGTAAAACAGTTGTACGCGAACGCCTAAGAATTAAGGACGAAGATTACATGAAGTCCCTAACATGGGCAAGGGAACGTGCCGATGGCGCATTAATACTGTTTACATTGTACAACCCAATGAATGTAGGCGAAGCAGACTTCCCAGGCGAAGATAACGACGAATCGGCTATGCCGGTAACGTTTACAGGCTTTAACAACGATTTTGCAGACCTGTCATACGCGCCATACGAAATAGTAATATTCCGTAACGAAGAAAATCAAACACAGCCTCCGACATACGGAATGGGAGCATAATTAACATTAAAAAGCGGCTTCGCCGCATTAGGTGCAGTGAGTGAAGCGAACGTTTCCCGCGCCGCGCGTTTCGTACAGAGCAATTTCCTAGAGCATAAAAAAGTATTTCAACTTAATAACGGGCAAAAGATGTCCGTTATTAAGCTGAAATACAATATAGACGGAAAGTAGGAGATTAAAATGTTTGACATGAACAAATTGGTTGACAAACTAGAAGCAAAGGCGATTCAGGTCGACAGGTTAGAGCAAATATTTATGCGCCTAACATTGTCAAAAGTTTTGGACTTAGATAAGTCCGAACGTATATCGTCCAACATAGTAGTGCTTCTGTCAAAGCTGGAAGAACTAGAAACAAAGCAAAAAGAAGCACAGGGCAAACAAGGCAAGGAGCTAAACGAAGCAGGCAAAAACATTTTGCAAACGGCTCTGGACTTTTTGTTTAAGAACGAAAAAGATCTTGTTTTTGGCATAATCGCAGACATTTTCGGCATCGAGCCGGAAGAAGCCGCATACGTGCCAATATCTTGCATTTACGAATGTATTATCAAGGATAAGGTAATGCAAGTTTTTTTTCCACGGTTAGGCATATTGGATGCAAGAACGCAATTATCTGGCTTGCAGAGTCAAAACCACTCCCAATTGCCGCATATTCCCTTTACCTCGAAGCCCGAGTTGAAAGGGAAATCGCTGACAGAAAAAACCAATTTGAGCAGCTAAGTACGCAGTATAAATTTTACAACTACGTTGCCGAAAACATATGGGTGCTTGGTGCTGGTCGTAATTTTACAAGCGGCAGCGGTAAGAACTCTAAACCTACTTTCCCACGCTGGGCAGATGTTATCAATCCTAAAGATAAAAACAGTGAAGGTGAAATAACAAAAGAGGCCGTTAAGGAAAAGTTTAGGCAGATGAAAGCTAGGGTAGAAGGAGACTACTAATTTTTCCAGCGGCAAGCAAATTTATTGCTTAAGTATTTTCCGCTGTCGGGGTTTCTGCGGGCGCATCACCTAATTCATTTTCAACGGGTGGCTGTACCTGCGCCAATGCAGGAGAATTTAAAATATTGTCATTTTTACTCTTGTCTAAGGCAAAGCCAAGGGAAATTAAAGACCCAAAGAAGATAATCAAGCCCCCAACCAAAAGTATTGCAGTTGCAGAGGTTCTTCCCGCTATCTCTCCACCGCGAATGCTAGCTTCAATTATAAAATTGTAGGCATCGCCTCCGACATACCTTACGGCATTATTATCTTGTCTGCCATTTTGGGAAGTAGACGCAAGCCCACCTATTTCGCTACTTGGTATATTGGACATAACACCCAGCGCAATAAATACTAATATTGCGCCGCATATCATTCCACAGGTTGAAAAAGCCTTTACTTTTTCCATAAGTACCTCTTTCCGCGCTGTGCGCTTTGTAATTTGGTTGCCAGTGGCAACAATTTATGCTTAAGTAATGTCGTGAGGATTGATGTTGTCTTGCCTATTCCAAAAACCTTATGGAAGCTACAAAATCCATAAATTCGTTTCGCAAAAACTCATCTCCAACCACATCGCTTAGCTGGTCGCCTATTACTATTACATGTTGATTTTCGGTCATAAGCATTATTACGATTCTGGGCGCACCGTCGCTTCGAATTCCATCTGCTATAACATTTGTAATAAAACCATAATAGGTTATAGTGCGACCAAATACTTCTGTATTTTTAGGAATTTCGAAAACAGTAAAAGTTCCAACCGCAGACCTGCTTACTATGTTATTGAAAATGATATAGTCACCAAGGAAAGGATCATCATCATCCAAAAACACCCTATCACTTAAGTTAAGAATAGACATGAAGCCGATGCCCTCGTCTAATTCTGCCCTAACTGTAAAACCCATGTCGGTGTCTGATAACACTTCCCAATCATCATGTAAAATCATGCTTAATCCGTTGCCATAGTTGATATGTAGCGAATGATTGTCGGGTATATTCTGAATTTCTCCCACTTGAAGATTTGCGGTAGCTGTATCGTTATTGCTTCCACAAGCCCCCAACACAATAAACATTACTACCAAAATTAAAACACATATAAGTTTTTTCATGTAATGCACACCTTTCAACAATTTGGTTTAAGGTAATTCGGGCAGTTGTCCTGTTACTGGTCCAACACGAACATATTGTGCTCCAGTGGCAGTAATAGTTATCGTGTCTCCGTCTCTTTCAAATAAAAGTTGGCCAGACATTTCCTCGTCGTTGACTGTTTCTAGTATACCGTTGAGGTATGTACGCGCTTCTCTTCTTGTAAGTTCCATTCCGCCCTCATTAACAACAAATGTACCTCTAGATACAATAAGCTGCTCATTGCCCGGACTTGTTTCTACGATGGACATAAATGTTGAGTTGCCTCTTTCAAACTCGTACACGTACATGCCACTTACTGCGATTTCTCCTGACCCAACAACAAATTCCCATCGACCATCAAAACTGTCACTACCTCCGCTACTCCCACAAGCCCCCAATACAACAGCCATTCCTACTAAAAGTAAAACACACACAAACTTTTTCATATAATACACACCTCATCAATAATTTTCCCAAATTATACTACATTTACGCTACAAAAAACCACCCTGTAGGGTATCTTGTTGTCTCGCTTAGTCCAAAAACCTTATGGAAGCTACAAAATCCATAAATTCATTTTGCAAAAACCCAGTCCCAACCACATCGCTTATGTGGTCGCCTATTATTATTACATGTCGATTTTCGCTCATAAGCATTATCACCATTCTGGGCGAACCGTCGTTTCGAAATTCATCTATTATAAGATTTGTAATAAAACTATAATAGATTATAGTGCGGTCAAACACTTCTGCATTTTTGGGAAATCTGAAAACACTAAAGTCTCTAATAGCTGACCTGCTTACCATGTCATTGAAAATAATATAATCCGCAAGGAAAGGATTCTCATCGTCTAAAATCCTATCCCTTACACCAAGAACACCTATGGAACCGATGCCTTCGTCTAATTCCACCCAAACTGTAACGCCCCTGTCGCTATCTGATAACACTTCCCAATCATCATGCAGAATCATGCTTAATCCGTTGCCATAGTTGATATGTAGCGAATGATTGTCGGGTATGTTCTGAATTTCTCCCACTTGAAGACTTGCGGTTGCTGTGTCGTTATCGCTTCCACAGGCCCCCAACACAACAACCATTCCTACTAAAAGGAAAAGACACACAAGTTTTTTCACGAAAAACACACCTCTCAACAATTTTTCTAAAATTATACTACAATGGGTTAGGAATCTCGCAAAGAAGTCTGAATTATGGCCTTTATCTTCTTCTTATGCCAAGTTCCCTTGCTAGAGCATTCCTTTCTTCCAAAACTCTGTTGTAGGTTTCAGATGTATCATTCGACGCCGCGCTACTTAAAGCGAATCGTAGCATCAGAACTCTATGGTTCAATGTAGAGTTTGCCGAATTCTCGTCTGCATTTTCGGTGGCGTTTGTGTCTATCGGTGCTAGGGCATCAATTCTATCACGAGCGGTTCGTGCACTAATATTCAAATCTAAAAATTCATCTGTAGTCTCTACGGCTCTCGTTGCTATGCTTATATTTCTTTCGCTTGCGGCAGAACCGCTATCCCCACAAGCCCCCAACACAACAACCATTCCTACCAAAAGTAAAACACATATAAATTTTTTCATGTAATGCACACCTCTCAGCAATTTTCCAAAATTATACTACAATGGGCTACGAATCTCGTCTCTATCTCCTTCTTATGCCAAGTTCCCTTGCTAAGGCATTCCTGCTTTCCAAAACATTGTCATAGTTTTCAGATGTATCCCTCGATGCTGCTGCACTTAAAAACGCTTGTAGGAAAAGAACGTCAATACTTAGCGTAAGATTTGCGGAATCCTCGTCTGCATTTCCGGTACTGCTTGTGTCTATAGATGCTAAGGCACCAATTCTATCACGGGCAGTTTGCGCACTAATGCTTGCATCTAAAAATTCGTCTGTAATTTCCACCACTCTTGTCGCTATGTTGATATTTCTTTCGCTTGCGGCAGAGCCTCGGTTTCCACAAGCCCCTAGTGCAACAACCATTGCTACCAAAAGTAAAAAACACACACACTTTTTCATATAATGCACACCTCTCAACAATTTTTCCAAAATTATACTACAGCTTGGTTACGGGTTATGTAACGACACCTAATTCAATATCTCTATCTCCTTCTTATGCCAAGTTCCCTTGCCAGAGCATTCCTCTCTTCTAAAACCCTGTTATAGATTTCGGGCGTGCCATTTCGTGCCATCATACCTAGATCTAATCGCAGCATCAGAACTCTATGACTCAATGTCGAGTTCGCCGAATTCTCGTCTGCATTTTCGGTGGTGCTTGTGTCTATCGGTGCTAAGGCATCAATTCTATTACGAGCGGTTTGCGCACTAATGTTTGACTCCAAAAATTCATCTGTAATTTCTACCACTCTTGTCGCTATATTGATATTTATTTCGCTTGCGGCAGAGCCTCTACTCCCACAAGCCCCCGACACTGCAGCTATTCCAACTAAAAGTAAAAGACACATAAACTTTTTCATGTAATGTACACCTCTCAATTTTTTCAAAATTATACTACAATTGGTTATTAATTGGCAAGTTGAAAACTCTATAACGACAGGATGTGACAACAATAATGGATGTGTTTAGTATTTTTGCTACAATCGAATTTGATGACAGCGAATTTCAAACTGGCATACAAAATGCCCAAACTTCAATAAATAATATTACAAGCGAACTAGACAACCAAATACCAATACTTTTGGCACAAGGTTCGCAAATAGGTACAGGTATAGTAGACGCTATAGCAGAAGGCATAACCGATGCACTGCCAAAGCTAGTAACGGTTGCAGAATCTATAACTACAAAACTTGGAGATAGCATTTCGAAAAACAAGGATACATTCATATTCACAGGGGTAAAGCTGGCAGAGGCATTAAATTATGGTTTTAAATCCGGCGGCCCTGAAAGCATGGGCAGGGCTATTAATAACTTTCTAAGTTTTGGAGTAGAAAAAACCATTGGCGGAGCTTTTAGCGAAGCAGGGAAAAGTCTTGGGAATGAACTTGCTAACGGGCTTTCTACGGTTTTGAGTCCGAAGGGTATGGTAATTGCAGGAGTTGTAGCACTAACAGGCGCATTAGTTGCGCTTACACGAGAGACAAATCGCGAAACCGATGCACAGAGAAAATCCCGGCTTGAGCGCGAACGCATGGTTACCACTACTAATAATCTGATAGATGATGCACGTAGAAGTGCAGACGCACACGCAGAACGAGTTCGCGCGTTTGAGAATGAAGCATCAGTAATAAGCCACTTAATGGAACGTTTCCACGTTTTATACAACCTTGGAACTAGGGAAACAGACCAACGTGCAGAAATGGTTAAGATAGTAAATCTTCTTAACGATTCTGTGGAAGGGCTTAATTTAACCTATTGCGCAATAACTGACTCGTTAAACCAGACTTATGACGCAACACGCCGCCAAACAGATGCTTGGAAAGAGCAAGAGAGTATTATTGCAGAGGAACGCCAAACGGAACTTTATCGCCAGCGACTAGGCTTAATAAGTGATATAGAAGAAGCCATGAAGGATCTATATTATCGGGAAAAGACAAATATCGTTGCACATGGCTTTTGGGGCGAAGCAATAAACAGCAACCAGCAGTATATTAATGATGTGATTGCACGTATCAATCACCTCAACGCCGAGCTTGCTGATAACGAATACGCTTATGCCAGTAATAGTGCCATAGTTGAAACGAGCATCGATGCTAAAATCGCAGCAGCAGAGGCATACGCCAATAGCACAGAAGCCCAAATGGCAAGGGTGGCAGCAGCAACCCAAAAACTGGTATACGAAAACAAAAGCCAGTTCGACGACCTAATCGCCTCCTACGAAAACGTAAAAACTTCCGCCCGGCAAATGTTTAGTGCAATGTCCAACGAGACAGAAATGACTCTGCGTGACGTTAGGGGTAATTTAGAAACCAACATAGACGTAACAAGACAATGGGGCTTGGATATTGCCGCGCTGGGAGATGCCACAGGCTTAGACCTGTACGAAGGGTTCCTCGACTATATCACAAACATGAGTGTGGACAGTGCGGATAAGGTACGCATGTTTGCACAAGCCTTGGAGGACGACCCCGCAGGGCTGCAATACATTTCAGACCTGTTTAAAGAAGCAGGCGCAACATCCATGGAAGCAATCACTAATGCGTTTGGCGATGATCTCCTTGTTATCCGTGAAGTTGAAAAAATGGCACGAAACGCAGGAAGCACATTAGAAGCTGAGTTAAAAGCGGCCGGGTTTGATGCAATGGGCGCAAACATTGTTTACTCATTTATTGACGCTATTAAGGCTCGACAGGACTTAATACTTCAAACCACCCGAGATTCAGCACGATTTGCCGCAGACGGGATGCGGCAAGGGTTGCAAATAGGTTCTCCATCACGTTTGTTTAAACGCTTTGCTGGTTGGACAGTAGATGGATACGTTAACGAAATTTATAAACGCAAAGGTGAAGCAGCCGGTGCTATAGCCAAAATGACGGATGATATTAAAAAAGCCGGTGCGGATGTTGAAATTCCACTTGCAGATAAGAAACAATCCATGGCCCCAACAAAAACAATGCTTGACGAAAAGACAAGTATATTTAGCGACAGCTATGCAAAAATTGCCAAAGTTGTCCAAGATGGGCTAACCAACACGTCACGCAAGTCACAAGATATTACGCGCCGCATGACTAGAGACATCGAGCAATTTTTTAGCATCGAAGGTTTTGCCGCCGGGCGTACACTTGCACAGGCACTTGGGCAAGGCTTGATGTCAGAGCAGTCTGCACTATTACGCCAAGCAATGTCAATGGCGGCTCAAATTAAGGCAGCATTTTCATCCAGCGGTGTAGGCGGTTTCCAGCCTGTGGGCAGTTTTGCAACAGGGCTAAACTTTGTGCCTTACGACAATTTCCCCGCGCTTTTACATCGTGGAGAGATGGTTCTTACGGCACAGCAAGCAACTGACTACCGTGAAGGCGATAGCGGCGGCGACACCATTATACAAAACTTCTACGGCGTAACCGAGCGCGAAACAGGATATAGTGCTTACCGCGGCTTCCAAAAAGCGCAGCTGGCACTGGGGAGGGGATAGTCTATGTTAGTAACAAACGATGTAACATTAACGTACACAAACTCGGCTGGCAAGTCTATACAACTGGGCCTTAACACCCCTTTTGTTATACACACAGGCAACCGCGACACGCAGGCAAATAACATTTACGGTGTCCCCATCCCCAACCGCCATGGCGAGCGTAAGACAGGCTCAAGAGCAGAACGCAAGCGTATAAGGTTAACAGGCGAAATCCGTCCGGAGCTTGACCACAACATTGCCGAGGAAATACTTAACAATGCTTTTAACATAACAATCGGCGGCGTTTTGGAGTTTTACAACGCCACAACCCGCCGCCGTTTTTCCTTGCGCTGCGACGTAAAAGAAAAACCCTCGATGGAATGGAACGCAAAAAAATCCGCATGGGTATATGAAGTAATGCTCGAAAGTTTAGAGCCGTTTTGGGAAGGAGAATCCACAACATTCTCCATCACCAACATACGCAAAATGTGGAGATACCCCATGAGCTTTCCACGTAAGGGCGTGGTGCCGCGGCGTGCTATGATTTTTGGCATACAAACAAGCGGAACAGATATTTCTTTCGAAAACGCGGGCAATGTTGTAAGTGGTTTTGCAGCTACTTTGACAGCACGTACAGGTACGGTTGTTAACCCCGCCGTAGTGGACTTAACCACGGGGCACAAGATACGCCTTCTGTATACCATGCAGCCTAATGATGTGATAGTAATGGATATACAGCCAAACAGGCGCACAATTACAATTAATGGCGAAAATGCCTTTCACTTACTGGATGACGAAGGTAGTTATTTCTTCTTAATAAATGTTGGGGCAAACAATATTGGCTACACCGCGGATGAAAATATTAGCAACATGTATGTAAGAATAAGGTACACTCCACTATCAACATTTTCGGGAGGGCATTAACATGAACTGGTATTCTCAACCGATACGGCTGCTTACAAATGTCGAAGACAGCGACATGCGGCGTTATCTGCAAGATGTAATGTCACCGGTAAGCATTTATAAAGATTTTAACCTGCTGGAAAAATCCCCCGCGGTTGAATCTTTTAGGTGGACACGGCGTTTTTCGCGCCCCGGGCAGTTTATGCTAACTACTGATTTTTCTCCGGAAAAATTGGAGTTGTATAAACCTACAACCGTCGACAGAGCGGGAAATATAATTAGCGAAGGTAATATTATCATCAAAAGAGATACTTCCGACGCGGCTATTATAACTCAACTGCGTATTATATCTAACTTCGAAGGGCAGCTAAGGATGTTTGTCGAAGGGCAGTTTATCCCGCAAGTATTGGACAGGCGTGTTTTTAGCCTACAGGGCAATTTTACACCTACACAATTACTGACCAATATTACAAACAGCAACTTTCAAGCGGGTGCGGGTGCGGCGCGCAACATGTCGCCTTTGGTTAGGGTTATGCCTATACCGGGCTTTGCAAGTGATAGCACAGCTGTCGAATACCGCCGTCATGTTGCCCTTGACGCAATAACCGATATATGCCAAGGCAACAATATCGGCTTGCGCGGCAGGTACAACATCCCAAACAGGAGTTTTGATATCGAATTTTATTTGCCTGAAGAAAGCCGCGCAAAGTTTGATATCGAGTACGGCAACGTAATTGAGCAAGATTATATCGTAGATTCGGAAAATTTTAAAAACGTTGTGTACGTTGGTGATAATTTTGTGCACAACAACCATATAACAGGATTTTCTCGTCGCGAAGTGGTTACTTCCGAGCCAAGTGCGGGAAGCACAAGTCTACAGCAGACCGCCCGTGACGCGCTTAACCGCAACCGTTTTGTGCGCACATTAACCAGCCAAGTCGATGCTATGCAATTGCAATTTCCATACATGCAAGACTGGGATGTGGGCAGTATCGTCCTGTCACGCAACCGTGACATTGGTTTTTCCGAACGTGAAATTATCACAGAAGTTGTGGAGTTTGTTGATGAAAAAGGTTTGCACATAGAAGTAAATACCGGTGACTATTTAGAAAGGAGAGGTGCGTAATGGCAACTGTTTTACCTATTGGCAGTATGGATGATGTTATTTTTGGCCCATACAATTCCGAAGCGGTTTTGGACGAGAGCGGTACCCCGCTTAGAGACCAGAACGGAGAAATTATATTTGACCGAGAGCTGGACAGCTTGGATTTTTCGCATTTTGAGCGGTTCAAAATTACTAATGGGGTTTTTCCGCACCCGTTAACTCACCCTACTATGAACCCGCCTACGAATGAAAATTCGCAGGGTTTGCAGGTGATATCTGCGCAAAATAGCATGGTTTTGACTATGCGGACGGGTGCTATATTTGTTAATGGGAGATTTGGTATTCCTAAACGTGAAATGCAATTTACTGTGCCGGACGCACATCCCACTTTGGGACGGCGTGACGTAATTATATGGCGCGAGGGCGGGGAAATTACCCGGACTCTTTTGCCCCAATATATCATGGGGGTGCCAAGCGCAAGCCCGCAGGTGCCGGAAATTGTAAGAACTGACGATTTTACAGATATGCAGCTGGCGGTTATTGCAGTAAACCCGGGTGCTACGGCTATAACACAGGCTAATATTACAGATACGCGAATGTCTAACGAGGTTTGCGGGTTTGTGGTTGAGTATGTGCGATCATTTGCAGGGGAGCAATTGTTTTTGCAGATACAGGCGCAGCTTGAGGAAGTTATTGCTTGGTGGGCGGATGAAAGGCTTACTTGGGAAGAAAAGCAAGCGGCGTGGGAAGCGGAGAAGGAACGTTGGTTTGGTGAGATACAGGAGAAATTTGAGCTTTTAGGCGAAAATATTCGCAATTTAATTACCTCTATGGAAACGCAGGCTTTTAACCTGATTAATAACGACTTTGATGCGGATTGGGTTAAACGTGGGTGTGTGTATCAACGAGATGAAGATAATTTCTTCCGGGAGACATGGGTTGTTGTTGCGAGCGGGATGCTGCTTGCGGAGCGTGTTACAACGTTTGATGATGGGCTGATGCAGGTATGTACGCGGTTTTTCCCGTGGGACATAGTTGAAGGAAATAATACAATAAGTACCGCCGCGTGGGAGCAGACTAGGAATTTGCTTGACTGGGGTACTATGAAATGGGAGGTAGTTTAGTATGTCAGATGCTTTTATTGCGAAGTTTTTGAATAGTGAGATTGTGAAGCGTGGTGGGGATGCTGTGCCGTTGAACGAGCAGGGATATCGCACAAAAATTATACCCATGCGTATTGGTGGTCGCGGGGGCAACTTTGTGCCACGTAGCACCTTGGTAGTCATGGGGAAGGGGCAACTAAATGCGTTAGGCAGTACGGAGTTTGCCCCAAACCTGATAAATACAAAAATTATAACAGTTATCGCCGATGGGGAAACATATCTTAATGCCACAGTATCACACTCCTCAATCACTACAGCCGCTACACGGCGGATATCGATGCTAGCGTCAAGTATTAGCCATTATACGGTGACAGCTCCCACCACCGGAAACAACTTTAACGAAAACCGCATCCCGATTATTCCTATTGCCTTTAATCGCTCTTTGGAAATAGTTATTGAACAAGAATCTGCTATGGAGACGCCTATAGGTAACAACTTGGGGGTAACGTGGACTGCAAATTTGTGGGTGCAAGATGGCGCAGAAGTTGTGGCGGAATCACAGCCCCGAAACGCAAGGGTATTGTTTTTCAATGGTAGCGGAACCGCTGGCACAAGCTTTAGCTTTGTAATGGAAGACGAGGTTTTAAACAACGAAGCAACTATATACGCAGTATCTACAGGGGGGAACGGTCTGGCTGCCGCCGCACCGGTCTGGGACAATGACTTGTGGGCGCAACGTCAGTTTTGGGGACAAAATGGTGCTGCCGGTAATATGCTCCGTGCACATAGGATACCCCTTAAAAGAGGGGATACTGTCAATATTCATGCTGGCGGGACAAGTACCGCAGTGGCTAGTCGGCAGACCCGTATAACCGCTGGAGATCTACCGGAAATAATTTTGGCACCGGGAGCGAATGGCACTGCAAATAACCTGACTGTAAACCCAACGCAACCACCACTTCTAACGCCGCAGCACGTATTTGCGGGACACGGTAGAGGCGGCTGGGGTGGGCAGCCAGGAGATCTTACCTCACAAAGAAACGCACGAGCCGTCCCGGGAACAGGGCGTGTTGTAATAACTTATTCTGTAGTACCGGAAGGGGGGATATAGGATGTCACTAGACAAAATTTTCGAAGTAGGCGAAAAGTACACCACAGAAGATTGTCGCATTTTTATTTGCGTTGTTGCCAGCCAGTTTACCCCGGATATTTTTAGGCAAGGCTGGCGAGAAGAATTGCCGGAACAACCCAAAGAACCAGAACCACCCAGAACCTTCCAACAAATTCAAGCGGCGCGGTTTACAAGTGATGTGCTTGGCGTACCTTTTGACATTACGCCAGAAGAAACATACGTGCTATCACTAGAAGCCAATTTGCCTCCAATCGTAGACGGCAAAAAATGGCAACCAAAGCTAAACCTGACAGCAGGCACAATTGTCACAGAAAATGGCAAAAACTTCATTGTACGAGAAGGCAAGGGACATATTTCACAGCGGGGGTGGAACCCAAAATATACACCTGCATTGTTTGAGCAAATTAAACAACCATACGCGCAGTGGACGCAGCCCACAGGCAGTCATGATGCATATATGAGTGGTGATAGAGTTACACATAATGACCAAATTTGGGTTTCTCGAATTGATAATAATGTATGGGAGCCGGGTGCACCGGGTACAGAGGGCTTGTGGGAGATTGCATCATAACACTCTTATAGTTTAACCTGTTGTGCTATATAAAAATAAAGAGCAAAACCTATAATAAGATGGTGGCAAAACTACTTTTTGATAAGTAACACATCTCAACTGGTGACCCACAGTCACCAGTTGAGATAGTTCCACCGTAATCGCAAATCGGCTTATCATGACAAAACCAAATTTGAAATTTAACCATTAACAATAATGTTTTACAACTAGGGAAAAGTGGATGGGATGAAGCATAAATGAACTACTCTAAAAAACTAATAACATTCGCATGTGCAATTTACACAATCGCCCTAACATCCAGCATAATCTCATGGTTTGCTTTCCGCGAAATATCTCCAGAGATAATCAGATATGGCACATTACTCTTTAGCAGCGGGATATTTGCATATTGCGGTAAATCAGCATACGAAAGCAAATACAAAACCGAGACAGGAAAAACAGGTGATATATCTTGACATTTGAAATCAAAGACCCCATTCCCGCATTAAATTTTACCCGCCTCTTAGCAAAACGCGCACACACAACAAGAATAATCCTGCACCACTACCACCACGAAACAGCCACCCCACAAGATATCCACCGCTGGCACTTAGGCCGTGACAGCGGCAATTGGGGTGGCGTGGGATATCACTTCATGGTTGACATGGACGGGACGGTGTGGCACGGGCGTGATATAAACGCGGTTGGCGTACATACGCTTGGAAATAATGGAGATTCCATTGGAATAGCATTCCAAGGCAGGTATAACGACCATACGCAAAGTATGCCGGATATTCAATTTAACGCCGGTGTTTGGCTTATAAATCATTTGTTCGAAACTTTTGGGACATTGCCTATTCTTGGGCACAGAGAGGCATCACCATCGGCTTGCCCGGGCAAGTTTTTTCCACTGGGTGAAATTAGAACATTAAATTTTAGGGGTGAAAATATGATACAAAGACGGTTTAACACCGTTGCGGAGCTGCCAGATTGGGCGCAGGCTCCAATTCAACAGCTGATAGATGCGGGGCATCTTACGGGCGATGGCACAGTAACACCAAGCGGTAATATTGCCGGCTTGGACTTAACAATGGATATGGTGCGTACGCTCATTATCAATAAAAGACAAATTGATAAGCTTAGGAGTATAGCCATCTGATAATCTTTGACGAACGAGGTGAGGGAGTTGGACATGGAAAAAGTACAGGCGAAACACGAAGTTCGCATAGATCGGTTGGAAAAAGACGTTGATAAAATTAAAGAGGCTGTACAAACCATGCATAAGACGTCAACCAGCCTAGATAATTTAACAGAAACGCTAAGGGAATATATTGCAAAAACTGATGTGCGCATGGAAAAACAAAGCGACCGGATTATTGCACTTGAAGGGGCAGGCGCAAGGCGATGGGATCTAGTAATAACCACAGGTATAACGGCATTAATAATGGGGGTTGTGTTTTTTGTGCTGCTGCAGTTGGGAATAACACCACAATAGGGTTGTGCAAAAAATAATGAAATTAGAGAACCTTTTTGCTCGATAATTTAAATTTCGGTAACAACCCCAATTACAGCAATTATAACCACAGCCCCATTAGAGTTGTACCGAAATGAAAGAAGGCGAGCGAAAATGTTTCGGGATCAGGGAGCATTTTCACTCACCAATTCCAATTTCGGTACAACTCTATTGAGGGCTTTTTTTGTATGTCCTCAATTACCATATTTTCAGACACCCACACAAAATGTAACAATGCGACAAAACAAAGTCATCGCAGAGCGTTGAAATTGGAATATTTCCCAGACATAATTTAGCAAACCGCTATGGTATGTAAAGTTTAAACAAACACGAAAGGCTGTACAAGCCTTAAATAAATTTTTAAAAGGGAGGCGTTATTAAATGAAGTCGAGAGCTAAAAGGGTAGTTGCGTCATTTTTAGCATTTGTGCTGGTGTTATCGACAGTAAGCGTATCCGTCAGTGGTAGTGTAACCTTTGTGGACATTTCCAACACCTACCCAGCAGCCAGAGAGGCCATACAAAAATGGGCCGGTTATGGCATTGTGCAAGGAGTTGGAAACGGACGGTTTGACCCATTCGCGCACATAAGCAGACACCAAGTAGCCATAATTATTGGAAGAATTATGGGCTATACGGAAACATCACCAAACAATTTTGAAGACTTGCAAGACGACAGCTGGTTTGCACCATATATTCTTCGCGCGGTTAATGCCGGGGTATTTGACTCATATGGCAATTTTAGAGCAGAGGAGTATATTACCCGTGAAGAGGCGGCGATGGCTCTTGCACGAGCATTGGGTATTAGCATTAGACAAGAAGACTCCGGCCCAACTCATTTTATAGATGACGATGAAATTTCGCCACAATCCAGAGCGGCAATACATGCCGTTTTGAGACATGGCATAATACAGGGTTTTTATGTTGGAGGCGAATTGTTTGAGTTTCGTCCACAGGCAAACATTCTTCGGCAAGATATGATGGTAATGCTATCAAACGCGATTTATACAATTGTATCCGAATCTGCTACAGGTATAGATACCGATCGCTTTGTAATAGTCAACAGCCCAAATGCTGCTATAACAGACTCAGTTATAAGCAACTTGATTATTTCACAAGGAGTAGGCACGGGTTCTATATCATTGAACGATGTGCAAATACGTGAAGAATTGTTAGTGAGATCAGGCGCCGATAGTGCACTAAATATACATGGCGATACAACTGTACCTAACTTACGTGTGCTTCTTGCGGCAGAACACAATTTGCTTACAATTAACGCAGATTCATACGCAAGTATCACTTCGCTGTTCATAGAGCAGGGTACAGTAAGACTTAGCGGCGAAATATTTGTCGAAAACGCGACAATGACAGATGTTGGACATCTTATCGTAGACAGAGATGCCACTATCGGGCGTTTAACAGTGCCATCGTACGTTGGCCTTGCAACTGTTACAATAGACGGTCATGTAAATGAGCTAATCGTACATGGCGACTATTCCAGCATACAAATGAATGGCTCTGTTGATGTTCTTGATATCATGGGCAACAATGTAACTGTTTATGTGTACGGCCAAGTTAACGAACTTGTCGTTGCAGGCGATAACTCCACAGTTATAATCCATGGCGATGTGGATAATACTCTAGTGCTTGGGGACAATACAACAATTTATGTCTACGGCGGGCTTGGAGAAGTTGAAGACAATGGCGAAAATACAATAATTATTTGGCCTAGAGCTGGCGAAAACGACGAGCCGCGTCTCATAGGTACACAAAATGAACAAAGACCATCAGGTGGTGGCAGTAGTGGTAGCGGCGGCAGCGGCAGTGGCGGCGGTGGGTCAACACCAACACCGCCACCACCACCGCCCGCAGGACTGGTACTCGCCATTGTTCCGGAAACGGCAGCCGTTCCTGTTGGCGGCACATTTGAATTTTCCGCTCACCGGTTAGTAGGAGGCTTGGTAGCCGCACTTCCTGCCGGTACAAATGTGACTTGGTCGATTGTAGGGGCTGTACATACCGGCACTACAATCAGTAACCAAGGTGTTTTGACTGTTCACGCGGATGAAACTATTGACGATTTTATAGTAAGGGCAACAGTAACCGGTAGTAACCCTGCTATATTTGCAAGCGCAGTGGTAGCAATAGTTGATATGCTACCGCCGGAAAACATCCATGTAGCAAGCTACGATGCAGATACTACAACGCTTTCGTGGGATACGATCAGCGGAATTGCACCGGGGGTATACTATGTCATTTACCGTTCTACAGGCGTGTTTGGCGATCAAATAGAGGTAGGGCGTGTACCTGCAGGTACAACAACGTGGACATATCCAAACCAAGGCTCAAGCACTCCTCTCTCGCAAGCATTTTACTTTAGAATAGCTGCAAGAGTTGGGCCGGACGCGGGAGTAAATGTACCAGAATCCGCCCTTTCCGAAGACTGGGCATCCAGAGAAACAGACTTTTGGGGGCCGAACGTACTTATCTGGTCGGAAGATGATGATTACAACGAGATAAACGATCTTGCACAAGGCATATTCCGAGAGCCGGGAACAGGCTGGCATTTCTTCTATAATAGTGCAGGTGTTAGGGAAACTCGCCCATGTCCGCATACTGGCGGCCCAAGTGCAGGTATGATTTACCTAGACGATAGCGGAAATTACATTCGCGGACGCGGAACAGAAACAGCTCAGTTTGGTGACGAGAGATACGCCTTCTTTTTCAAACCCGGCGATTTCTCAAATGTTGGCTTTGATGTAGGTTTCTACACCCATATCGTTGGTTTGGGTATGGTACCGACAGATACGCGAATAGGTCGGCTGTCCGTAACGGCTCAGTGGCGCGGGACAGTTCATTATCCGGCAAGAAATCCTTCTCTTCCTGATAGAAACTACATTGGTAACTCTACTTGTAACTTCTGGCGCACAATGGAAAACGTCCATCTATTGTCAAATACAATGTGGGGAGTTTCTCAGGCGGCACCACTCAGACGTTTGTATGTAGACGGCAGTTTGACAGTTGCCACGATTTACCCGTCTGCCGATGGCGGCAACTGGGCAAGTGGTGGATTTTTGGCAGACAGTATTATTAGAGGCAACCTTTCCTATACCGGGCAGCAGCAATGGTTCACACGCAATACCGAATACGCGGCCGCAACAGGCGGACAATGGAATATGGTTCACGTTGGCACAGTAGGCGATAGCCCGGCACATGGCTTTAACGAAGGCCGATGGACCAACATCCCTCAGGCACCGCGCACGGTAGAAAAACCATTTGTGTATATCAACGATGCCGGACATTATTCTGTATTTGTACCATCACTGCAGCTTAACACTTCCGGTGTGTCATGGTGCCCGGCTACACGCAATATGGGCGCAGGTGCAAGCATACCTGTAATCGGTAATTTTTATATCGCAAAACCGGATACTTCTACCGCGGCGTCTATCCAAAACGCTATCAACAATGCCGGTCTTGATGTAATTATTACACCAGGTATATACAACTTAAGCCACACAATTAATGTTAACAGAGATAACGCAATAATCCTTGGTCTTGGGTTACCATCATTGGTTAACCAGGGCAACTTCGAGCATATGATAATCGACGATGTGGATGGAGTGCGCATTGCGGGTATCATTTTTGATGCCGGCGAAGGCTTTAACGCGCCAATTATGCTTCAAGTTGGCATCAACAGCCGTGCACACAATGCTTACCATGGTTTAAGCAACCCAATAACCGCGGCAGACCCAAACAATCCAATAGTAATTTCTGACGTGGTATTTAGAATCGGCGGCCCAATTGAAGCAAGAATTGGTACAGCGGTAGAAATACGCCGCGACCACGCAATTGGCGACCACTTTTGGGCATGGCGCGCAGACCATGGCGTACGGCCTTGGGACTACGAAGTTTATGGTAAGCTAACCCAAGTTGGATGGTTCCTAAACGAAACCGTAAACGGCACGGTTATTTACGCCGACGATTTTGTTATGTACGCCTTAATGAACGAGCATTTCCACGAATATCAACTTATTTGGTTTGGTGAGCGCGGGCGTTTGTATTTCTACCAAAGTGAAGTGCCTTACGACCCTCGCACTCAAGCAGAGTGGACGCCCGGCCCCGGCACCCGAGGCTGGACCGCCGGTGACAGTACATTAGGCTTTGCTTCCTACAAAGTACACGCAAACGTACAGTATCACGAAGCTTGGGGCATAGGGATATATGGTGTCCCATCCAATACCGGCGGTACTGGTTTTACCCAACGTAACCCTTACCCGGTTTTTGTACAATTGGGATACGCAATTGAAGTACCGCGCGCACCGGGCGTTCATATCTGGCACGCATGTATCTTAAATTTTGCAAACCCAATGATCACCCTAAACGCAGGATATCCCGGCAATGGCATGCCGTGTCCGGTTCGCTCGCACCCAAGATTTTACTCAGAATTTGGCGGCGACCTTAATGCCGCAATCGCGGGTTTAGTGGGACAGCCAACATACAACATCAACTACCCGGCTATTGCGCATGTAATTAACGGTGTGGGTGGCGGCACTTGGGCAACGGTCAGATCCGGTTGGGTTATGCATTATAACAACCCGCTGGTTGGTACCGTCGAATTCTATATTAACAACGTGCCGGCACCGGCAATGGGAAGGTATAGCCAACAACCGCTTGTAGAATTACGTTTTAACGACCCTACGGCAGAAATCCGCTTTACGCTTGACGGTACACAACCAACACCAACAAGCACTCTATACACAGACCCATTTCCTGTGGGTGTGCTGGAAAGTCTTGTGCAAGTAAGAGCCGCCGCGTTTAGACCAGACGGCACCGGCGGCGCAACAGCGGCTACCTATATAAGAGTAGGACTGTCCCGCAGCAACAATGTTGCGCGATTTAGACCTGTTCGCGCATCCAGTGAAACGGGTGGACAGCCTGCGAGAGGCGCGGTTGACGGTTTAGGCGGTAGGGCCGACGGCACGGCAGTTACAAACGAGCGCTGGGCTGCGGCAGACTTAAATACCGGCAATCCGGCAATGGCTCAGTGGGGTAGAAGAAACCAATGGTTTATTGTTGACCTTGAAGCGGAAACTCCTATTAGCGAAATTGTTATAACATGGCAAAGCCAAGCAGGGCGTTTAACCGAAGGTCAAATTGCATTCTCCAACGATCCAACTGTTTGGGGTGCTCCAATACCATGGACAGAAGGCTTATTTGGCAGAGAAGGCCCAAGAACACTAGACCCAAGATGGCTGTCAGTTGCGCCGCCAATAGCCTTGGGAACCATGACACCTACAGTCAGGTATCCAAACCCGGCATTTAACACACCTTTGGAGATGGTACCGCCTACACCAAATGTTGTGTACACCCAAGTGGATTTAGGCGGCAGAAGGCCGCGCCACACAGTGGATTTAACAGGAGAAAATATAACTGCCCGATTTGTATTAATTGATATCCGCAGCTCATTTGATTTCCCGCCATCTATTTGGGAGCTCGAAATTTACGCGAGTATAGCGTCTCCATTTACAATTGAAGGTATCGTACAACCGCTTGAGGGTGCAACAGCGACAGCGCCAACTATTACTACACCTGATACCAACATAAGCCTAAGTAATATTCAAATGACAGGAGCTACGGGAGCAGGCAATATTTTTGAAGCGGGAGATGTGCCTCAAATTACACTTACGGCCACTGTAGACCCAGTAAATGGCGGGTTTAACGAAGCGGTTTGGTCTAGCGGTAGTGCGGCAGGACTAATCTTAGCACTTGGCTCAGCCTCTATAACATTTACAAGAGTTAGCGATACTGTAATTGATGTTACAATTTCGCTTATGCCAATCGCGCCAAGGTTTAGCATTACCGCTCCAACCACTGTAACGGTCAACGGCTTAACGCTCGCCGCGGAATTTAGAGACTCGCTGGGGATAGTGCGTAACGAATTTGCCGAGGGTGAAGTAGTTACTGTTGTACTGCATGCGACAGGAACACAAACCGATGCTTCCCGAGCGAGTATATGGGAAGTAGATTTAACATCTGCTCAAGTGGATGTGGTATCTGGCCGTGAGCCGCTTAATATGCTTGCCGCATCTTATTGGACGATGTCGCCAGCGGGAGTTTTAATAACACCTGACTTTGTTGTAACCGCACATCCAGCAGAAACACCTGACTTGGATGCAGCTATTCCACCTACGGAAACACCCGACTTGGATGCAGCTACACCACCGGCAGAAACACCTGACTTGGACGCAGCTACTCCACCGGCAGAAACACCTGACTTGGATGTAACGGCACCACCGATGGAAGTACCTGACTTGGACGCAGCTACGCCACCGGCAGAAACACCTGACTTGGATATAGCTACTCCACCGGCAGAAGCACCTGACTCGGACGCAGCTACGCCGCCAACGGAAGCACCTGACTTGGATGTAACTGCACAACCAGCAGAGGCACCGGGATTAGGCATACCTACGTTGCCGGCAAAAGCACAGGGCTTTGTTGCAGCTGTGACATCAATAGAAACGCCCGACTCGGATGTGGCTATACCACCAGCAGAAACACCTGACTTAGATGCAACTTCACCACCAACAGAAACGCCCGACTCAGATACAACCTCACCACCAACAGAAGCACCTGACTCATATGCAACTTCACCACCAGCAGAAACACCTGACTCGAATGCGGTTATGCCTTCAACAATCATTTCAATCGCACCGGCCTCGGTTGCAACTACGTCTCAAACATTCAACCTTAGACCGGGTGCAAATCCGGGTGCAGGCAATCCATTGTACCCGGCAGCAGGCTTTATTTACACATTTATAATGCCGGATGCGGCAGTAACGGACTTGACGCTTCACTTCGATGCAAGATTTAACATTCTTGGTTACTTTGAGAGAAATACTGCCACTGATACTTCCCAGCATATAGACAGGGCAAGGGCATCCGCTTTAGCCGGCGCGCCCAACCCCTTAAGGCAAGCTGTAAACGCGTTTAATGGTTTATACAACGGAGATAACCGTTGGGAGTCCCCCAGCAACGACGCATCCGGCAGAAGCAGCCACCCCGGTTGGATTATGGTTGACTTAGGTGCTGTGTATGACGTTTCAGATGTTGTTATTACATGGCAAAGCCAAAACGCTTCCAGTCCGGCTTTCCAAATACTATTAACAGACGATGTTAGCCTTTGGAACGATCCAAGAGCCATAGGTGTAAATGCTAATGTTACAGGTGCTTTGTCGCAAGAAGTGATAGACAACTGGCTAAGCTGGAGAGCAGATACACGCTGGAATGTTGCATGGGATGTGTATGTTGGCGCACGAACTACGGCTACTCTAACATCATTTGCATCGTTGTCGCGCGGTACTACAACCTTAATACCGTGGCGAGCGGGAACAGACGGTGCCGTTACCTTTGCGCCAAGAGGGGACGTTACCACAAATAGTGGTGGTGTGGGACGTTACCTACTGTTTTGGGGTGACTTGAACGGTAACGCGGGCGGTGCCTTTGGTTACTCTATTTGGGAAATTGAAGTTTACGGCACATTTGTATCACCTTAATATATTTCATCAGTTTTTGAGCAAGTTAAAAACCCCTGCAAATGCTAGATTTGCAGGGGTTTTACGGTACGCGCTTGGCACGAATCGAACGTGCGACCTACCGCTTAGGAGTTGCAATATTTGCGCTTTGCAGTGTTTTGTGATGTTTTGCAAACCTTTGTATTATGCGGTTTTTAGCTTTTGTATGTTTTGTATCGCTTAACAATTTAACGCACGTTTTTGTTATGTTGTGCGTTAAATGTGCGTTAAGTTTTTATCCTACAGCAGAGATTTTTGACTCGGAAATATCGCCAATATAAAGGGTCTTTCCCAATGCACCAAGCACCTTTAACACGGTGTCGAGTTGTGGGCTTGTTGTACCAGATTCCATGCGTGATATGATAGGTTGCTTTACTCCGCTTAGGAATTCCAGTTCACGTTGAGAGATGTTTTTATCTTGCCGCGCTTTTAATAGTTCGCCCATTATAGCTATCCTAAGATTGCTGGCGGCTATTTCTTCCGGGGTTAAAAGGTTTTGCATAAACTCTATAGCATCGTCGCCTAATGCATCCATGCCGCGCTCTTCAAGGTCTGTCAAATTAGCTTGTGCCTGATTAATTGCTTGCATATACGCTAAATCGTTATTCATCATCCAAGCCCCTCTCTTTTAAATCATCTAAATTGCGCTTTGCCTGTTGTATCTCTCTTGGTGGGGCTTTCTGTGTCTTTTTCATGAAATGATGGAGTAGTACAAATTGCTTTCCATCCCATGCGGCAAACAATATTCTGTCCCTAAGCGGGCGAAGTTCCCATATTTCACCGCCAAGATGTTTGATGAACGGCTCACCAATAGAAATGCCGTCTTCGCTCAAATGCCGGATGTACTCATATATTTTAGTTAACTTTATTCTGCTATCTTTATCGTTTTTGGTAGCCAGTTTTGCAAGATAGTCAGCTACAGGGCAAGTTCCACGCCCGTCTTTGTAAAAACGTATTTTGTACAAGGTTAGTGTTCCCCTTCCTAATGCTATTATACGCTAAAGTTATCAAAAGTCAACTTTTTACTTGTTACTTTTCATTTATTTGATTGCTTTTCAGGCAAAGAAAAAGCGGGTCGGGTTTATCCGCTCCGCTTGTTTGTGCATTAGTTTAGTGGCCAGTAGTGTATTTGCCCTGGCTGTGTGGGTTCATCAATAGCTTTACGCTTTGCATATATCTTGATTCTTAACTTCTCGAAAAATGATAAATTGTTACTGATAAGAATATCACTTCCACGGATTATCACCTTAGCTGGGTAGGTCATGCTAGTATCAGTATCTAGCGCGGTAAGATTTTCTTGGTAGCTAATGGTTGGCTTCATATTCGCTGTCCTTTCCAAGTGTCATATTATGTGTAACATGCCTGTCTGCAATTCATGAACCACGATAACGCCCTTAAATGTAATTATTCGTATAGTTTCAGAATTAGCTGCTACTCTTGGGGATGGTTGGGGGCTATTAGGTCGCCGTATAACCCGCCTTGACGTGATTATGTGTGTCGTGCCTGTTACTTGCTCTACTATGCGCGTATTGTTACCTGAAACAATGATTTCCACAACGTCTGTTTTTATCGCTTGGTCGGTGCGTATAGGTGCGTTAAAACTAAACATTGCATATACCATTAACAATGCGCTTGTAATGCAAATGACTGCAATTACCACTGCAAAAAAATATGAAGCGTTTTTGTTGTTTCGTGCGACAATTCTCTTGTTGTCTCGCAATAGTTTAATAAATGCTTCCAAAAAACCTGCCCTAATTTCAGGCTTATCCCTTATTTCAACTCCAAATGCTTCAATTTCACATGATGCTTGTAAATCGGTCATAAATTTTTATCCTTTCAAATTTATATTCATGTGTTGCTGTGGAATCAATTATTCTCACTATCCTTTGGTGGCAATGCTATTACCACTTGGGTTTTTACTTCTTGCTCCACTTCGACCTTGCTGTTGGTGCTTGTGGTATAGCCATATTTGCTCATCCACAACCCAGAAAGTTGTGTCGGTATCTGCCCGGTCTCAAATTTTATCCGCGCGTTAATCTCGCATTCCTCGCGCACGCGCGTAACGATGTTGGAAAATTCGCTATTCTCAGTATCATAAGTGTCATAAAAGGCACTTCTATCAAGTCCGATATACAGACAAAACCCTTCAATTGTATAGGTTATAGGCTTGTTTATTTTTGCACTTACAAACGCCCCTGTTTTTCTGCAAAACTCGTGTGCTACTGCTTTGTAGGAATCGCAGCTTTCTTTGTATTCCTCCCAAAGTCGCTCCATCTCTTTAGGGGATTGTATGCTCTTTGGTCTGCCTATTGGGCTTCCCATTATGCTACTCCTTTCTAAACAAGGAACGCCCCGCTTCCCATTCCCTGTATAACTGAATCCAGTCTGAAAAGCACATAGTAATGAGCCATTTGTCACGATTGCGCCTGTGGGCTACAATTGGTATAGCTTTGCCACCACTGTCTCTGATGGATTGTGCCATAGCATCATGGATATTAAGACGTTCCACCCGCTTCACTTCAACATGAATACCGGGCAAGCCTTTTACGTCTGGGCTATCAAAACTGCCTTGAAACTGTTGTCCACGATGTGTATTGCTGTAACCTTCCTCGCGGCAGAGAGCGGCAAACTCTCGTTCACCGCGCCCGCCCTTTGATTTGCTATTCATGATGTCACCATGTATCATCAGCAACGGTGGTTCTTGCACCAAATATGGAGTCATAGTCATCATCCGATGGTTCTAACCCTACTCGAATTAGCTGGCGTACAAATTCACGAATGGTCATGTTTTCTACAGTTGCCCGCCTTTTGAGTAGCGTAAACTCGTGGTCTAACAAAATTGCTTCGATTTTTTTGTCTGGTTTCATTGTTTGCCTCCAAATTATATGTTTTGTCTTTGCATTGGTTATTTGCACTACCATATACAAACAAATAAGCAAATAACCAAATATCCAAATAACCAATATATGGTTATACGGTTATTTGCTTTATCAAGTACCCGATATACCGCTTAAACACTGTAATATCTGGTTATTTGCTATAAACTTCGTGTTATGGTAGATAACCTTATAACATTCCAACGGTTAAGCATCATCGGCGATTGTCTCATCATGTATGCTCAATTGCTCTTGTGGCAAGTTTCCCTCTGTGTACCAGTATGTGGGTTTGCCACCGCCGCGCTTAGTTACCATCACCAACCCATTACTACGCGCCCTTGCATCGTTTATCGTACTTTCCGTATAACCCTCGGATTTTGCCAAGCTAAACAACTCACTACGTAGCATATACCCACCCTGCTTTTCAACGGCACTGTATATAAAGTCTTTTGCACGCTCTATGAGCGTTTTGGGCTTTTCAGTTAGCGTATCGCCTTTCTTATCAGATAACCGACGGGGCTTGAAGTCGTCGGCTTTTAAGTCACACGTTCCACCAACGGTTACGCCTGTTTCGGGTGAAAAATGCAACAATACGCTTTTACGGTGTTCTCTACGCCAAACATGATTAGACTTAATGCACGCCAATACATTTGTATTTTCCATTTCTGGATGTCGTTCAAGTAGCCAGCCACTTCTAACGCCGTTTAGCCATTCTTGGCTTCCACTTGTACGGTGGCTTGCATTTTGTGCTACCTGTTTGTTAGGATGGTTCGTCATTATGATTGTCGTTTCAAGCCTGCGCGCATAATCCTCTAAAATTGCCAAAACCTCTGAAACGTCATGCTTTGAGTTTTCGTTAAAGGCTTTTCCTGCCTTATTCAAATGTGGTGCAAATCGTGTTGCAGTGTCAATGAAAACAGCAACGGGCTTTACTCCCTTTATAGCCGCTTCCATTGCTGTACCGCCTATTTTCCAGTCAATATTACGGTCTGAAATGTTTACAAGGTGTATGCTGCGCTGTTGGTCTTTAGTTGCCATAATATCAAGACGTGGTTTAATTGCAGTGTCGAGCGTATCTTCTGCAAAGAAACCTAAAACCGTGCCTTGAATTGGGAAGGGATTATTTTGGTAGTCAGGACGATTCTTTTCACATTCCCATTCAATACCGTTAGCTATGTCAATCATAATTCGCAATAAGAGGAACGTTTTCCCCGTGTCCATCATGCCTGTAATTGATAGGATTTCTCCCCACGGTGCAAAAGGATATTTTAGCCACTTCATGATTCGAGTTTCAATATCTGCTGCGCTTGTTATAAACTGTGTATAGTCTACAGGAGGGGGTTTGGTTTGTGGTGGATTGTCTATCCAGTCGCGCCCATCTTGCTCTTGCAATGGTGGAAACGGGGGTAAATCAGTCCCTGCGTAATCTGGGGGAATATCTGGGAATGGTATATCAGGCGGCATATTGACATTCAATGATTTCACCTTCTTTTGACGAAAACCGCCCGCTGTGCTATACTACAAATAGGAACGGAAGCAAGTGTTAGCGGGCTTTCATCACAAAATTATGTTTAGTTGTCTTAATTCTCGCCACGGTTGCCGCCGTGGTTTTGGTTTTGTTCCAATCCATGCAAATATTCCTTTGCACTGTCTATTGCCCGTAAGGTGTTAGTACCTCGATTTTCCAACGAACGGATAAAGGGTTTAATTTCTGCTGGGTCGCAACTTTGATAATATCCCCCCGGCGGTAGTGTGTTACTGCAAATACAATAGCCGTATCGATTCCGCAAGATGGATATTGTATCTTGCAATGCACGTATTGATTTGTGTTGTGTGCGGTCTGCTAGTGTTTGCGATAAAATCGCATGTTCTTTGCCAATTGGAATGAGAGACACAAAATACTTAATAAATTCGTTATCTTGCCGCCGCGCCTTTAATGGTTGCGGCTTTTTGTTTGTTAACATGTGAATTACCCCCAAATTAAAATATTTTGCGGATTTCGCCTAATTGTGGCTCTACTTGCTGTGTCTGTTCGCCTATGTTTAGCCAGTCGTTGAATTTTTGTTCGTTTATCAAAAACTTACGTCCCGCTTTTACATGGACAATGTTTGGTAATGATTGTCGGACAAAATGCTTAGGTAGTTTAAACTTTTCCGCAATTTCATTGACTGTGCGCATTCTGGCCAATTCCATTTTGTTTTTCCTCCTGTTCTAGTTGCATCTCCCTAGCTTTTTTTAGCCAATACCGCTCCATTGTTGCTTTCACTTTGTCAGGATTCCTTTTGCGCCACGCTTTGTGATATTCAGCTTGCGCCTTACGTACAACTTCTTGTTTTGTCACCTTATTTCCTCCTCGTATTATTTTCTTGTTCTTATGATTGCATCATAACATAATTTACGCTATAATAAACACGCAAAATAAACGCAAAAAAATCATAAAAAGAAGGATGCGCTATATATATGAAGCAATCAATAACAGAAGCCGCCCAAATGAGAACTGCTACAAGAAATAATGAACTGGATGTAATTAAGGCACAGATTACATCTCAATATGTAAATGAGAAATACAACCACTGTGAAATAGCAAACCGCATAAAACTAAAACGAGAAGGTCGCAAACTAAACAAAACCGAACTTGCCTATATCCTCAATGTAGATAGAAATACGATTGCTCGATGGGAAAACATCAGCACTGACCAGATACCACCGCTTGATGATATGCTCGCAATGTGCAAGCTGTTTAACTGCGAACTAGGATATCTGCTTGGAGAGCATGACGGCGATACACGAGATGAAACAGAGACCCATATAAAAACAGGGCTTTCGCTTGATGCTACAAGAACTCTTATTGAATGGAAGGATTCACATGACACATGGCCTGTAGGGTCAAGGGGTAGAAGTGCTGTGCATACAAAGCTAAAAACAATATCTTTCATCATTGAGCATGGTGGAACAGGAGAAGGTCTCACACAGTTTTTAGATGATTTATATGCCTATCTATTTGGAAACTTCTATTCCCCTGCATTGGAATGGACAGAGGAACTAACAATTGCGATGGATGAGTGGCTAAATTGTTTCAAAAACAAACACAAGAGAGAACCTACGGATGCAGAGTATGAAGAACAATTATTTTCCAATACATCACCTAACTACAAGATGATTTTTGACAGGATACCCATAGTTACAAATGATGAAAATAGTGTCTTGCATCCTTTTACTGTAGATGGCAGAACGCTACGGCATCTTTTCAGAGAAAATGTTATTGAAGGGATAAACAGTCTTAGTGAAATTGCGATGAAGCTAAAAAAAGAGGAGGCCACCAATAATGGCTAATATCAGACAAATTAACGGCAAAAGCGGTGTATCATACCAAATCACCGTTACCCACGGGCGCGACATGAACGGTAAGCAAATACGCCACTACCTTACATGGACACCAGAGCCTAAAATGACACAACGGCAAATAGAAAAAGCCTTAAATATTGCGACGGTAGACTTCGAGCGTAAAATATTAGAAGGCTTTGCCATAGACAGCCGCCAAACCTTCGCCGTGTACGCTGATTATGTATTAGGTCTGAAAGAGCGCATAGGTACAAAGTATCGAACGCTCGAATACTACAAGGAACTTTTGATACGCATTAATCAAGCTATCGGCCACATGAAGCTGGTGGACATTCGCCCACAGCATCTAAATAGCCTGTATGCTAACCTCGGAGAATGTGGTATGCGCAAAAATAGCAGCAGGGCTACCCCTAAAATAGAAATAGCCCCTATTCTCAAAGAAAAGGGCTATACAAGGGCAAAATTAGCAGAAGCGGCGAATGTATCGGCATCTACGATTTCTGCAATTACATTGGGTAAACGTGTGAATCTACCAAAAGCGCAAGCAGTGTGTAGCGTATTGAACGAAGATGTAAACCGTCTTTTCACCATTGAAGCGAACAACGAACCGCTAAGCACAAAAGTAGTGTTAGACCATCACAAGCTAATCCGCAATATTCTAAAGCAAGCGGAAAAAGAAATGATAGTCCAATATAATGCGGCTACTCGCGCCACTCCTCCAAAGTTACAGCAAGCTGAAGCTACAACATTTCAACCGAATGAAGTTATGGCAATACGTGATGCACTTGAATATGAGCCTATTAAATGGAAAGTTATAGTACATTTATTGTTGGTTACAGGCTGTAGGCGTGGTGAAATAGCAGGCTTGATGTTTGATAAAATCGATTGGCACAATAATCAAATTAAAGTGGACCAATCGTTGCTATACTCTCCCAAAAGAGGACTCTATACAAGCACCACTAAAACAAGTACAACACGTTTTATAAAACTGCCCGCTGAAACTATGGATTTGCTCTATGATTACAAACAATGGTATAACGAATTACGTGTTGCAAACGGTGACCGTTGGCAAGATACGGGTTTTTTATTCGTGAAGGATAACGGCGAGCCAGCACACCCAGACAGTATAAACACATGGTTGCGTAAATTTTCTAAACGTCACAACTTACCACCAATAAACCCACATAAGTTTAGACACACAATGGCAAGCCTACTATATTTCAATGGTGTGGACGGCATAGCAATCTCTAAGCGGCTAGGTCACGCTAAAGTTAGCACCACCACAGATATATATTCTCACATAATAAAGCAAGCCGACGAGCAAGCGGCAGAATCAATAGCAGATGCAATCTTACGACCAACACAAAAACCGCTCCGAAAAGTAGCATTTTGA